TCACGCCGTTGCGCTGGAACGGCCCACCGCACGGCTCAGCGCCCGGATCAGATCCGCCGACAGATACGGCTTGACCAGCAGTACTCCGGACAGCATGGACTCGGGCAGCTGCTCAGCCAGCATTCCGGTGGCAAGCACGAACGGTACGCCTCGCGCCGACAATGCTGCCGCCACCGGCTCGCTGGTCTCGTTGCGGGCCAGGCGATAGTCCAGCAGGGCCACATCGGGGACCGAGTCTTCCAGCACGCGCAATGCTTCAGCCACGCTCGCCGCCAACCCGACCACGGTCGCGCCGGCATGCACCAGCTGCATCTGCAGCAAGGCTGCGCTCATCTCGTCGTTCTCGACCACCAGCACCCTCAGGTCCTGCAACACTGTCATCGGCTATGGCTCCTGGAGGCATTCAAGCCGGCGCAGTATAGCCATCGCAGAGCCGATGCCGACAGGAAACGCCTCGATCTGCCTTGCCCCTATGAAAGCCCTGCCCTCCTCGGTTACACTCACACGCTGCCTGCCGGTGTGGCGGAATGGTATACGCAGCTGACTCAAAATCAGCCGGGGGTGACCCCATGAAGGTTCGAGTCCTTTCACCGGCACCAACGACCCTTGTGGCATAAGGGCTTCCAAGAAAATGGCGTAATGGAGTCGTGAATCTTCCGGCTCCGCCTTTTTTCTCTCTTCTTCCTCTCTACACCCCTCGCCGTAGCTGCTCCAGCCCTGCCCTCACCCGCGCCTTGCTGCGGATGTCCCTCGCTCGGGGCTTCGTCTCTGCCGGCGGCTTGCGCGGCTCCAGCGCCGCCTTGATCCGCTCGACCTCCTTCGCTCCGGCCTCAGCCAGGCGCCGGGCCTGTTGCTGCTGCTCGCGCGTCGGCGGCAGACCAGGCAGTGGCGGGGGCAACTGGATCGGCGTGCTGTCGGTCAGCCGGGCGACGGCCTCACGCAGAGGCAGCTCGGGATACAGCCTGGCGGCGCACCAGCGCTCGGCGTAGCGCTTCGCCTGTCGGACGTTGGCGGCGCGGACCTCCTTCACGTCCCAGAACTTGCAGCCTTCCATCCACAGACGTACCCCAGGACCGCCATCAGGGGTAACGCTGGCTGTCTCGCGCCCGTTGTACCAGAGCGCCCAGCGCTCTCCGGTCTGGACCCAGCCAGAGGGGATCGGGGCGGTGCGGAAGCCGTGAGAGGAATACATGGCCGGAAGGATACGACCGGCCGTCGCAGATCCTGCGAACAAGGCGGCGACCTGGCTGAATCGTTCGGACTGGGTGCCGGCGCGGCGCTGCTCAGACGCCCTGATTAAGCAGACGATGGCAGCCGATGAGACAAGTACAAATCGTCTTCTGGCACGCCGTTGCTACCGCGCGAAGCTGCACTTGGCTAGCGGGGTCCACAGGTCATGGCGGATGCCATGCGAAGGCAAGGCAGCGCCGCTAGGAGATCTCGCCAGAAAACGCTGCTCTTGAACGAAACGACGTGCTTGCACTCGAGGTGCCCCGGACGCGCTACTGAACACAGCGCGCGCAACTTCAGAGGACGTTCAAGCTGCGTGCCGCGCAACACCTTCATGCGGTCGTAGAAAGTGCATAGACAATTTGACTAAAAGCACCCAAAAACCACGCTGGGTAAGCACTGCAAGTCGATCCGGGCTGTTTCGTTGAAAGTCGTCAAACGAAAGTGACTGCACCTTGTCCAAAAGTGCAACCATGTCTTCCTCAACATTCGCACCTCTGGGGATGAAAATGAGATTGCTCTTCTCCTGACGCCTGATGGCCCGAATCGTATCGTTAAGAGCCAAGGGAGCCACTCCACCATCCCTTAGCATCTGCTCGTAGCTGGCCAGCTTAAGCAGAGGAGCCACCGTAAGATCCAACGGAACAGGCCGGGGATTGTCGGGGCTGGCGTCACAAGAGTTCGATACCAAAAGCACACGGCGGGGCACGATTTGAACGCCAGCCTCGGTCCGGCTAACGCAAGGAACGCCGGCATATACATCGCCCTGCAAAGGACTGTCGTCGTGATTGGCAGCGATCATACCGCGGCCGGCCTGCATTTCTTGCAGCTCTTGCACGACCGCATCTAGATTCTCCCTAAGCAAATTCTCACTCAGAAAGACCTGCAGCTCCTCTCTCGTCCACGGCATCTACTAATCCCAGTAGGACTCGAAGTTACGGGACACGATCGCCTGAATCTCTCGATCCAACGGCGACTGCGTAGCCTGCAGGAAAAGCGCAGCACCCAAAATCATGTCTTCCATGAAAGCACCTCCTGCCTTCACGCCCATAGCGGCCATGTCGCCTACCGAAATGGTGCCAGCAGACGACTTCACGATGCCCGCGCTAACTTTTTCACCGGGCACTCGATCGCGTCGCGAGGAGCTGGACGAATCAACGGGGAAGAGCTTGTGAATTCTGCTGCTATGGTGGGCGAACGTACTAGTGCCCGCAGTCCAATAGGAAGCGGGCGCAGGGCCAGTGGCACCGGCCGTCGCTGACATCAACAGTACCGCTAATCCTTTCTCAAACATGGCGTTTACCCCTGCCGTAAGGTCTCTACTGCGTTCCTGGCGGCTTCATAGCCGGCAGCAAGCATTTCCTTGACCGTTGTCGCGTTCGTACTGTACTGCGGACGAACATTGAAAGCCAAGCGATCATTGTAGTCGCTTACTATCTCGACCCCACATGCACCGATGGTATCTTCATTGATCCTGGGAATGCCGTCGGTGGAATTCAGAGACTGCTCGTTCAGCGTGATGAAGGTCTGCAGGGCTACGTTGTTAAAAAACCGATCCTGCTCATCCAAAGACCACCTGCACGAGAGCTCGTTAGCTTGCGTCGTAAGAAGTTCCCTGTCAGCAAAAACTGGGGCCAATAGAGCTACCGAGTCCCTTCTACTATCGGCGGGGATACGGAAAACTGTAGTCACCCCTGCGAAGTGAGGCGAGGAATTACGCCAACCGGCGGAGGCAATGCTAAAAAGCAGATCGACCTTGGAAAGCAAATACTCCCGACACCGATCAGAATCTTCCGCCCAGTCTGGTGAGTAGTTGGCATTGAACGTAACACTAACCTGTGAAACCACGACTTGGGTGTGGCCGCCTTGAGAGGTGAACACCACGCGGGGAATTTCAGCGTCAAGCTCGTCCGGCACAGGGATCAACTGAGGCTGAGCAAAGCCACCCAGAGAGTGCTGTTTAATCAAATCCTCGATATCGTTGACCATGCGGCGAATCGAAAGATTGCGCCCCATCGTTAGGCTTAAGCTATGACGTACGAGCATTGAATCCACAGTGAAACCCTTTAGTGACGCAGTAAAAGGCCTACCTACAGTGTAAGACGCCTGAAGCGAACGCGATCACCATGTAGCTGACGCGGCCTCTCCATTGTGATGGTCGGCTTGACAATTTCGGCGCGGCGAACCGCCCATTATGGCCGTCTGGCATCCAAACCTTCAAGGGGATGCGGAACGTCGGCTGAATGGATGCCCCGTCTAGCCTAGGCGGGTAGTCGCGACCATCCCTTCTACACCATCTTCATGGCCTCCTAGTAAAGGTGGCGCGAACGTATGGCACGAGGATCCCTGATGTGCGGCCGATTCGTCCAGCTCCCCGTGATCGACTTCGGCCAGCCGGGGCTGGCTGACCTTGCCCCCGGCCTGGCCGAGATCCAGCCCAGCTACAACCTGGCGCCGACGCAGCGCGCCTCGGTGATCCTGGACCGCGGCGAAGGCCGGCAGGTGACCCGGCTGGCGTGGGGTCTGCTGCCATTCTGGGCCAAGGCCAAAGGCCTGCAGGGCTCGACCATCAACGCCCGGATCGAGACGATGGCCTCCAAGCCGGCATTCCGGTCTGCCTTCAAGAAGCGCCGCTGCGTCATCCCCATGGCGGGCTACTACGAGTGGTCGGTGAGCCCGCAGGATGGGAAGAAGGACCCTTGGTTCATCCACGCCACCGGGCCGCTGCTGGCCGCCGGCCTGTGGGAGGACACCAGCCCCCTGCTGCCCGACGGCAACCTAGGCACCTTCACCATCATCACCGGCGACAGCAGCGGCGTATCGGCCGACATCCACGACCGCATGCCCGTGTGGCTGCAGTCCGGCCAGATCGATGAGTGGATGGCCGCCAGCCCCGACGATGCCATGGCCATGCTGCTGGCCAGCGAGCCGTCGGCGATGGAGGCATACCGGGTCAGCCGCGCGGTGAACACGCCGCGGAACAACGTCGAAGACCTGCTGCAGCAGGTCGCATAGGCGCGCTTCAACCGAACCCCCGCGGCATCTCGGTCCGGTGCAACTGGTCAGTAGTTCGTCACGTCCACCGCCATCACGATCCCGACCACGGCCTGGTTTGGCGAGCCGCCTGTTCCGATCTTCGGAATGGTGATGGCGTTACCGAACAGGCCGTGCTTCCCGCTAACGCCCTGCCCGTTGCCGATCCCCATCACGGTGAAGCTGTTCTGGAACGTGCTGGTCGCCGGCGCGCAGATCACCCCGGCGACCGTCTTGCCGGTGAAGTCAGGGAACCTGTCCTCTTCCATACCGCCATTGGGAAAGACGCCGCCTACACCGATGATCCGCATGGGCTTTGCACCCAGCGCGTACGTCAGCCGGCCGTTCGCATCCCACAATGCCAGATACTGCGCATCCTCGTTGGCGGGGCGATCGAACACGTACGCCCAACCTTGCAGGCGCGCGGGCGTATTCGTGGCCACAGCGTCAGCCGGAACTGATTCGGACCGATCTCCTGGAGCTGTGGGAAGAACGGATACGGGTCACCGATAAATGCCACCATCGGGGCCTCGGCATTGATTATCATCTCCGCATACTTCCAGTTGCCCCCCGGATTGTTTCCTGGGTAGGTCACCGGCGAAACATCGATGCGTATTTTCTGCTTCAGCACCAGCGACGGGGTGTCCTCGCTAATCAGCGTGGTCCCGGCGTCGCTAAGAATCTCTACTGTGGCCTTTGCCATCACCGCACTCCGTAGTAGAACTTGACCGGTTTGATCGTGCCGACGAACTGACCGCTGCCATTCTTGTTCAACGCCCAGTACACCCGGCCATTCGCGTAACCAACCACGGGAACGTAGCCAAGCGAGTCGGAGGGAATGATGGGGATATAGAAGAACTCTCCAGGCGGCAGATTGGCAGCAAAGCCATTGCCAGGCGTTGTATCCGACCACGCCACACCGCACAGCAGGCCCAACCGGCTGGCGAGGTCCCATAGCCGATTGCCGTTCTCATCGTTCACTTCCATCACAATCTGCATGCCGCCTCCTGTCGGTTGCAGAGAGCCGGGTTCCCAGCCCTTCTTGGTTGATCACGGCACAACCCCCCATCGCATACGCAGACGCCCGTTCTGGTCGTAAACACGCCAGTTTCCGTCGCTGAACTCAGTGCGCATACCGGCGCTTGGAGATGACACACGGAACATGTCAGTCAGCACGTCGAAGGCAGATATCTCACCCGTAGCGGATAGCTGCACGCCACCGATCTTCTTGTCAGCACGCACGTTCACTCCCCACTGTGCGGATGCCTCCTGGCCGCCTGCTGTCCACGCTGGCGCCGTGGATGCTCCGTCAAGGACCTGACTGAACATCGGACGGAACATCCAGAAGTAGGGAGCAGACGTATCTGCACCTGCCGCTGCGCGGATGTAGACCGCCATGCGCGCACGACGGGCGCCTGGCGGGGCCTTGGAGATCACGAAGGGGCGCGGGAGGCTAGTAAGGCCACTGGTGGCGGAGTCGCCCCAATTCGACGGCACCCAGGTGCTGGACGTCGATGCCAACTGGTTGCCCGCAGAATCATAGAAGAACAATGCCAGCTGCGAGTCGCAGCGGTGAAGCTGCATGTATGCCGAAATGGCGTAGGTTCTGCCGGGTTCGATTGCAACGTCGGTATCCATACCGAACACTCGAATCTCACCCACTGCCGTGCCGCCCTTGGCTACCGAACCCAAACCAGTGACACCCGGCTGGTTCCAGGCGTTGCCGCCGGTCGGATTCCCAAGCTCGTTGAACCAGTCAGCCGCGTTGCCCCACCAGCTCCAACCGTTGCGATTCCACATTGGGAAGGTGGAATTAGGCAGTAGGTTGCCAGACGCACCCAGCGACTTCATAGTTGCGTCCATCGTCACTACAACCGCCGAATCGGCTTTGCCACCAAGCTGTGCCTGCACACCCTGCACCGCGCTGGCGTTGGCCGTGATCTGACCATCATGGCGCGTAGCGGTCGCGTTTAGGGTACTAAAGCCGCTAGAAAGTGCATCTACGTTACGGCCTTCGTCGAAGGTAGTAGCGTATCGACCCGTCTCCAACTTGGCACGACGGAATGACGCGTTGGAGTCGGTGTCGTAGCTATAGACTACGATCTGCACCTTGGCGCAACCCGGGGGAGTTTCGCCAGTGAACTCGTAACGCTTCCAGGTGCCCGGAGTATGGGTTGCGTCTGCACGGGGAGTCGTTCCGATGCGGTTATTGGCAGCGTCGAAGAACTCCATCTGCGCAAACACTGCACCGCGAACGTTGTTGCGGTACATGTCTACGCTTCCGGTGAACGGAGTGTAGGAAGCTCCACCGAAGGGGACTGCTTGGAACAGGTAGCGGTAGTCACCAGGGCGAGCGAGGAGTTGCAGAAATGTACCGCTCCAATCGGTGTAGCTAACAATAATCCCATCAGTACCTACCCAATTCGTCAGACCGTCCGACCACTTCGGGTTCTGGAGCAGGTTCGGGTTGGACGAGTCCAACCTTGCCTCAAGCCGGCCTGTCTGCGTCGCCTGCGCGGCGAGGCCCTGTTCAGTCTCCGTGACGCGCGTGGTCAACCCGCCAATCGCCGATGCGTTGGCGTTGGTCTTGCCATCCACATCGCCAACACGCGACGACAACTGCATGAGCTGCTCAGCCTGACTGTCAAGTCGCCCACCTTGCTGTGTCACCTGGGTGGTGAGCCCACGGATAGCCGAGGAATTGGCAAGTTCCTTGCCTTCCAGATCCGTGACCTTCCCGCCTATCTGAGTGAGTTGCTGTGTGTGGGCGGAGATCGTATCGCCGTGCTGGCTTACCGTAGACGCAAGCCCGCTGATAGCTGACGAATTGGCGGCGACGCCGCCCTCCGTGAAGGCCACTCGATCGGTAAGGCTGGTGAGGCTCTGCGAGTTTGCCCGTACCTGCCCGTCGATCGTATTCACCTCTGACCGAAGCAGAGCCACGACCGCACTATCAGCCTTTTCACCAAGGCTCACACCGATCTGATCGATCTGTTGTCCCATCGCGGCGTGCTCGGCCGCATTCGCTTGTGCCAGCTGCTGGACGCTCGCCTCACTTGCTGTCTTGCCATTTCCATCCGGCATACGAGCGTTGATCAGCTGAATTGCCTGGGCATTGACCCCGTCGCCGTTGATACGTGCATCACGCTCACTGGCCACCAGGCCCGAGCGCACGCCCGTCACGTCGCTTCCTTCGTAATCACCTCGCATTTGCACGGCAAGCGATGATCGCTGGAGCGCCTCGGCTGAGTCCGCGGCGATTCGAGCTAGGGTCTCCTCCTGCACCAGGGCGACCGACGCGCCGGGTTGCGGACGTCCCACCGCAACGTAGTCGATAAGGTAGTAGTCCGCGACGGTCTGAGCATCCCCGACTTGAAGGCGGATTGCGTCGATGGTTGCCGGCCACCAGGCAACGTCCTGCACGTCGATCGTGGCCACGCCATCACCGTCCCATACAGGCTCTCGAGCACTGGCGCTCTTCGCCGCGTTCCAATCCTGATCAACGGTGGTGATCCATTGCAGGAGGCCTTTCCATGTCGGCGAGCCCACGCGCTTTAGACGCAGCTTCACAAAGCGATAGGCGCTGCCGTCCACGGCCAGCTCCACCGGCGACTGCACCCAGGGTGCGGTGGCATGGTTGGCGGGCCGCAGCCAGCCGTCCACGAGCGTCGGCGCGCCGTTGCCCGTCCACCCTTCAATGGTCTGATTGAACGGCCAGAGCTTGATGCTGTCGAATTGCGTCCCGCTGCCGGCCGCGACCTCCGACACCGCGCGCGCCAACGATTCATCGGCGCTTTGCCGCAGCTGCTCCTCGCGGCTGATCGCCGCCTCGCGCGCCATCTTCTCATTCAGCAGTGCATCGATCCGGACCTGGGCCTCGGCGCTGATCGCCTGCATGGCTTCGGTCACGCCCTGCTGCCGCAGCAGGGCCTCGGCGACCAAGTCCTGTGCCGCCTGCGCCAGGCCGGCGGCGCGAGCAGCCGCCTCGTCTGCGATCGCTTGGATGCGGGCACTGATCTCCGCCGCCAGCTTGGTCTGCTGTTCGGCCAGGTCCTTCGAAGTGGTGGGCGGTACAGCGCCCACCACGGTTCCGGTGCCTGTCTTGCCGCGAACGGTCGGGGTGATCTGGAACCACCACGTCTTGCCGCTGCCGTCGCTATAGACATAGCGCGTCTCGGTGGTGCGGTGGATCTCCGTCCATGGGCCGTCCTGGCTCTCGCTGCGCGAGATGACGTAGATCACACCCTCCAGATCGACGGCGTCCCATTCGAGCACGACGCCGTCGGCTACCGGCGTGGGATTGACCCCGTTCGCCGGCGGCACGTCCGGCGCCCTGAAGGGCACAGGGAACCACGTGGAAAAGCGCGGCGCCACCGGAGACGCGGACGGCAGCCCGCCTACGCCGATTTCCACCAGCGTGAGTTTCCTTGCTTGCATTGCTGATTACCTCGCGTTGAGTGCTTCGCGCAGCGCTGAACTGCTGGCGTTGCGTACGCCCTGGGTAGTGGTAGACACGAGCTGGCGGAGCAGCTGGTTCTGTTCGGCGAGCAGAGCGTTGCTCTGCTGTATGGCGGCGGTGGTTTGCGTCTGAGCGTCGTTGTTCACGACCAGGTCGAACACGGCCCGGCTGAAGTTGTCCGGCAGCGCCTCGATGGCGTCGGCCAGCGCACCCATGCTGGTTCCGTCAGGCTGATTGAGATCTCCGACCTTCAGGCCATCGATGAGGCCGGTGACCCGGCCATACAGGCTGTTGTAGTCCTGCCCGCTGGCGTACAGGTTCCGCCCGAAGCCCAGTGCGGCCTGAGCGGCCGCCTGCGCGGCGCTGGTGTCGCCGCCGGACACCGCCCGCTCCAGCTCCTTCATCGCTTCGCCCAGCTTCTCCTGGTCCGTCAGCGGCGACAGGTCACTGATCGACAGGCCGTACTGCATGGCCTTCTTGTCCTTGTCGATCTGCGCCTGCAGCTTGCCCATGTTGGTGGCACGAAGCGCCTCGATCTTGGCCAGGTCCTCCGCCCGAGCGCCAGACAAGCCGAGCGCCTTGGCGTAGTCGTTCGCCGACTTCACCTGCTGCCGATACGTGCGCTCGATCGACAGTGCCTGCGACTGGTACTGCGTCAAGTTGGCCGTCATCAGCTGAGTGCTCACGTCCGCCATGAGGCTGGCGTAGTTGCCGAGCAGCCCGGTCACCTTCTGCACCTGGGTGGCCAGGTCCGTGCCGGCAACGGCGGCCAGATCCTGGAAGTAGTCGACCGCCTTGTTGACCTTATCGACCTCCATGCCGTTGAGCGCCCGGCCCAACTCATCGGCGTTGCCAACGGCCAGCGCGATCGACGCACTCAGCGCGGTGAACACATCCGACGCCTCGAAGTAGCCGTCGAGTTGGCCACCGAACCCCGCCGCCTTGACCGCCTCGGTGTACAACCGATTGGTCATGTCGCTGAGGTATGCCTCCAGCTGTGCCTTGGCCTCAGTGGAGTCGGCCGACAACTGGAGCTTCCCCAGGTCCACCTTAACGCTGCCGAGCTTCTGGGTCAGATCCATACCCAACTGCTTGGCCAGATCGGTTGCAGCACCCCGGACCTGCCGCGCGGCCATATCGAACGTGCGATCGATGCCGGGGTCGAGCGCGCCGAACTGCGTCCACTTCTTGTCGCTGCGGAACAGACCGCCCTTGGCCTTGATATCGGCATAGCTCTGACCATCGAATCCGCCGAAGCCATAGCTACCCGTGATGCCCTGCCCGGTGACCTTGGGAGCCTGCCGACCGAACAGCTTCGCGTGGATGCTGGAGCCGGACAGGATCGACGCGACTTTGTCGTTGAAGCCCAAGGCGCGGAACCCCTTGTCGGCCAAGCCGACAGCCCCGGCGGTGGCGATTTTGCCGGCCCAGCTCTCACCATTGGCGATGTTCCAGCCCTGGTCGAACAACTGGGCGTTCTTCATCATGCCGGCGACAATCCAGCCGATGATGGGGACCGCCGCCGCTGCCGAGCCAGCAGCGCCTGCACCCGCCGCACCTGCGCCGGCTCCTGCACTGCCACCACCGATCAACCCGGAGAAGCTGGAACCGGTCATCCCGGCCATGCTGGTCACGTCG